CACTTTTGCTTTCCTGGTTTAATCTCCTGTGTCCGAACTCTCTTGTTCCTACCCCCCCGTCCGAGGTAAGATACATTAATACACATGCTAGAATACGTATCAATAAACTTACGGGGGATAAACTTCTCGTCACCAATGCATACGTTAAATTCGATTTTATCTCTAGCAATAAAATCAATAACATTGGTGCGAATTGTCTTCCACAAACCGCGATCTGCCGGTATGGAAGGAACCTGGAGAGGTCGGATATAATCCATTGGGTTATGACAGCCATCGTGTGCATCACTCTCGCACAGGTAAAGTTCCCAAAGAGCTCTCCTGCACCATCTGGGAACTCGGAGACGCCCCTTGCATGGGTGTCCGAGTCCGCCAAGACTAGCAGGAAGCTCTGCGGGCCTATGCTTCTTCATTGCAATCTTTCGCTGAGTGCGGTAGATTGTCTTTGCACAGCGTGCAAGTCGATTGAACGAAGAAGGGTCTACAGAGTGTTGTGTCATAACCCCATTACCATTCCTAATAAACTCCTTCAGGGAAGGGGGTCTAAACGGTACGAAACCCTGGCCATCTTTAGCAAGAAGGCCATAGGCTTCGCAGAACACGAAGCCTATCTTAGACCGGTAAGACTTTCCCTGATGAAGCTCACTTCCTATGCCAGAGGCTCTGTAGGCATAAGAAGCGACGTTATGAGGATGAGTGACAGCCGCAAGATCATCTCCGCAGATGATACGGTGCGGGCCAAGTCTCTCACTCATCCAGTGATTGAGGAGACTCAAGATGATGAACGAACAAGGAGTTCCCATAAGGGAACCTCTCACCTTGGGTATCTCCACACAACCCTCAACCACGTCATAACGTCTCGAGCAAGCTTCAGCTTCGCTAGGTATCATGTCAGAAAGACGGTAGCGGACATAATGCGGTACGTCACCCACGCCCAGACTCTCGGCGAGGGACTGAACAAGGTGTGCGGGGAGACCTGCACGACCGAGTCCAGCAATAACGGAACGAATCGCATCATGCCCAAAACCATCAGTTGCACAAGTAAGATCAGCACTAAGGAAGACCTTACTATCATGAAACCCACCGGCAACCCGAGCAAGAATGTCCTCTTCCGTATGCGGAGCATACGGTTGGATCTGCGGAACACGCTCGAGTATGCGCGGCCAGACGACCTGTCTTACAAGGTCGCCCTGGGCGAAAACTGCTGCTGGTGGAATGGTAATGACTCGTGCCTTCATCCCGAGTT